CGACGAAGGCATGGGCGACGAATCCGGCGAAGATGACCAAATGATGGAAGATGCTGCCGACGACGACGATGACAACGATGATGAAGAAGAAGTAACTGAGTCTGTTGACGATGATGACGATGACGACGATGACGACGATGATGAAATGACAGAATCGCGCCACGTTAAAAGCGAAATTGAACTTATGCGTGAATATGTAGAAAAACTAGGTTCATACGAAAAAGTACCAGCCGGCGCAGAAGGCGAAGAAGTTGCTAAAGGCGGAAAAGTTACAGTGAATAAGCAAAGCATTGTAGCTGGTAAAAATGATATGGGCGGCACAACTGCAAATATCGTTAAAGGCGGTAGCGAAGAAGCACCAGATGGCAAGCAATACAAAGCTCCATCAAATGAGTACACAAAAGGTCAAGGACAAGTACCAGTCTCTAAAAAGAATGTGAACGTTCCTGGTGGTAATAAAGGTGCTCAAAACTGGTATAACACAAAAGCATCTGCTAAGGATGCAGAAGGAAGTACGACTGACGGAAGCATGTCTGTAGATAAAAGCAGCATCCTAAAGCGTATTAATTAATAGGGAACAATAATGGCTTTGTACCTACGCGAGAATCTAACATTTGACCGTGCCGGCATCGAAGTATTAACTGAAGAGTCGGCCACCGGGAATGGCAAGAATCTCTATATGAAAGGGGTATTCATAGAAGGAGGCGTTAAAAACGCTAACCAACGTGTTTACCCCGTTCACGAAATTGAGAAAGCCGTAACTACTATTAATGAACAAATTACTAACGGAAGTTCAGTGCTAGGCGAAGTTGATCATCCAGATGATTTAAAAATTAACTTAGATCGTGTTAGTCACATGATTGAAAAGATGTGGATGGATGGTCCGGCTGGTTTTGGTAAACTAAAAATATTACCAACACCAATGGGAAAACTAGTAGAAGCAATGATTACATCTGGCGTTAAACTTGGTGTTAGCAGCCGCGGAAGTGGCAACGTTAACGAAGCTAACGGCCATGTTAGTGATTTTGAAATTATTACAGTAGACATTGTAGCACAACCTAGTGCTCCACATGCATACCCTAAAGCCATATATGAAGGCTTAATGAACATGCGACATGGACATCGTGTATTAGAAAATGTCCGTGACGCCGGCACCAATCAACAAGTACAAAAGTACCTGAAAGAGGAAGTGGTGCGCCTAATCAAAGACTTGAAACTATAAGGAGAGTCGTAATGACACTAGAAGCATTGAAACCATTGTTAGAAAGTGGCATCATTAACGAAGAGACTCGCCTAGCTATTTCTGAAGCTTGGGAAACTAAGCTGAACGAAACACGTGAGCAATTACGTGCTGAGCTACGTGAAGAATTCGCTGGTCGCTACGAGCATGACAAAAATGTAATGGTTGAAGCTCTAGACAAAATGGTAACTGAATCTCTTACTGCAGAACTACAAGAGTTCTACACAGAGAAACAGGCTCTTGCCGAAGATCGTGTGAAGTTTAAAGTTCACATGACAGAAAGTGCTTCAAAGTTTAATGATTTCATGGTTAGCAAACTAGCTGAAGAAATCAAAGAACTACGTGCTGATCGTAAGATGTATGAGAACAGCATTGGCAAACTAGAACAGTTTGTTATCAAAGCACTAGCTGAAGAAATCAAAGAGTTTGATGAAGACAAGCGAGCAGTTGTTGAAACTAAGGTAAAATTAATTGCCGGTGCAAAACAAAAGCTTGGCGAACTACAACAACAATTTGTTGCTCGTTCCGCAGAACTTGTTCGTGAATCAGTTAGCCGTAAACTAGAGTCAGAATTAACACAACTAAAAGAAGATATCCACATGGCTCGCGAGAACATGTTTGGACGTAAGTTGTTTGAAGCTTTTGCTAGTGAGTTCGCTGTTACTCATTTAAATGAAAACAAAGAAATCGCTAAACTACGTAAAACCATTTCTGAACAAAATCAACAATTGAAAAAAGCACTAACCATTGTTGAAAAGAAAAATATGGTAGTTGAAAGCAAAGAAAAAGAGATCCGTATTATTAAGGAATCGGCAGAGCGCAGAGATGTAATGGGTAAACTGTTGAAAACTTTGAATACAGAGAAGGCAGCTATTATGAGCGAACTTCTCGAATCAGTGCAGACCGCTAAGTTACAGTCGGCATTTGATAAGTATCTACCAGCAGTACTTAATAACACCGCAGTTAAACCAGCAGCTCAAAAGGTTGCATTAACTGAGAGTGTTGTAGAAGTAACTGGTGATAAAACTGCTAAGGCTAAAACTCAACCTACAGAAGCTGATACTAATGTAATTGAGTTGAAGAAATTAGCAGGGCTAAAATAAGTAACTAACCTCATAAGGAAAAAAAGAAATGACACAAGCACTACTAGAAAGCCGTTGGGGCGAAACTAAAGAAGCCCTGTTAGAAGGCCTAAATGGTTCTAAAAGAACCACAATGAGTGTTATCTTAGAAAATACTAAGAAGCACTTAATGGAAAATGCAACAGCTGGCGCAACTCAAGCTGGTAACGTAGCAACACTTAACCGTGTTATTCTACCTGTTATCCGTCGAGTAATGCCTACAGTTATTGCTAACGAAATCGTTGGCGTTCAGCCAATGACCGGTCCAGTAGCACAAATCCATACTCTACGTGTTCGCTATGCTGACACAGTAGCAGGTACAGGTGGCGCAACTGGTGCAACAGCTGGTGACGAAGCACTAAGCCCATTCCGTATTGCTACAGCATATAGCGGTAGCTCAAATGGTTATCCTTCAACTACTGCTACACTAGAAGGTGTACCAGGAAATCGTATTAACGTACAAATCTTAAAACAAGTTGTTGAAGCTAAGACACGTAAGTTAAGCGCACGTTGGACATTTGAAGCTGCACAAGATGCACAAGCAATGCATGGTTTAGATGTTGAAGCAGAAATCATGGCTGCTCTAGCACAAGAAATCACTGTAGAAATTGACCAAGAAATTCTTGGCTCACTACGTGCTTTAGCTGCTACTGAGTTTACATTTAACCAAGCAACAGTAAGTGGTACAGCAACATTTGTTGGTGACGAACATGCTGCTCTAGCAGTTCTAATCAACCGTTCAGCAAACTTGATTGCTCAACGTACACGTCGTGGCGCTGCTAACTGGGCAGTTGTAAGTCCAGCAGCTCTAACCGTTCTACAGAGCGCAACAACTTCAGCATTTGCACGTACTACAGAAGGTACTTTTGAAGCTCCAACCAACACCAAGTTTGTTGGTACATTAAATGGCGCAATGCGTATCTATGTTGACAGCTATGCTAGCGACACTACTCCAGTTCTAGTTGGATACAAAGGTTCAAGTGAAGCAGACGCAGCAGCGTTCTACTGCCCATATGTTCCTCTAATGAGTTCTGGTGTTGTTCTAGACCCAGCAACGTTTGAACCAGTAGTTGGTTTTATGACACGTTATGGATACGTAGAACTAACTAATACAGCTTCGTCTCTAGGTAATGCAGGTGATTATCTTTCCGAGATCGCTGTTAGCAATCTATCATTCCAATAATTTTAAAATTTTGGAAAATAAAGAAGCCCCTTAATTGGGGCTTTTTTATTTTGTAACTAAATATTTGTATATATTTTTTTGGAGAAGAATTATGCCAAGTTTAGTCGGAACTACAATTGCTCGTCATTATGAAAAGGCAATTGAAACAAGTAAGATGGGCACACGCGAGTTGGCCTTTTATGTAATCTATGGGGTAGATAATGTAGCAACAAACTATACTGACCCTGGTAGTGTATTTCAGAAAGCAGTTCAAGGTGTTCAGCAAGTAGCTGAAATGTATGCAGTATTTCCACCTAGCGGCAGCAATTTTGTTGTTATGGTAGCCGCCGATACATTACCAGATCATGCTGATCCAGGCGGCGAAAGTCTTGCACTAAGAACCGCAGTACGTAATGCAACCGGCGATTCAAACGCTCGTGCTTACGTATGGACAATTGCAGGCGATTCTACTAGCTACGATTAATTCTCACTCGGGATGGGAAGCTTAAAGGGCCGCAAGGCCCTTTTTGTTTTATAAATATTGCCGTGGACAAAATTTTTGTAAATGCGATTGGTTTAGAAAATCCAGATATTGACAACGCATGGAATTGGATTAGAAATCAAATCATGATTATTGAAAATATTGAATTATGCCACGATGAAAGATCCAGTACATTATTCTTACAAATACCTTACTTTTGGTTACAAGAAAATTTAGAAAATATTGAACACCGTATACAAAATGCAGGTAAAGTTATTATTTCTGATTTATTAAATTATGATAATAATTATAATCAAACTTGGTGTGAAATATTATCTAAAATAAAACATGACAATATAGTTTGTTTAACTAATAACAGA